GCCCCTTTTCTTTAATTGATTTGGAGTAGTAACATGCCACAGTATAAAGTTATTAAAAATGGGTTTTTCAACGGAGAGTTGTACAGTCCAGAAGGTAAGCGGTCAGTTTTAAGCACTGCCAAACCGTTCACCAAAAAGAATCCCATGCCGTCTTGGTTATCCGAGATGCCGAAAGAATCAGCTGGTGCTAAGGCGAAGCGTGAGAAATACGCAGAGTCACAGAAAGCTGCAGATAAAGAGTCAGCTGAACAGCAGAAGAAAGACATCGAGAACGCATCGTTCCTTGGTGAAGGTGAGTCTGGTAACGCAGTAGAAACTCTTTAAGGGGTAGGTTATGCCTGAAGATCAAGTCAAAATTAAGAAAGGTGATTCTTCAGACAATGCAGTCTGTTGTTCTGATGGTGACCATTACCCCTACGGTACTGGTCTAAGTTTTGAAGACGACCTTGTTGACGACCTTGGTGCTGGTAATCTCTCGGTTGGTGATGTAGTTGAAGTGCGCGGGTATGCGTTTGTTGACAGTAAATCTGAGCACAGCAACACAGAAGGATCAAGTAAGTCCATCAGGCTTCAGATGACATCTATCAGGGTGAGTCGTGAAGATGATGACCGGGTTAAAATTCTCTACGGTGAGTAAATATGAGCAGCGAAGTCGAAATTTGTAACCTGGCGTTATCGAACATTCGTGCAGGTAGTATCAATTCACTTGATGAGGGTAGCTTACAGGCTCAACAATGTAAGCTGAAGTACCCTATCATCCGTGACATGCTGCTCACTGAGATCCCGTGGGGGTTTAATCGCAGCATCAAGGCACTGGCTGTTGTCTCTACTGAGATATTCAACTGGGCCTACACCTACACGTACCCTGTCGACTGCTTGAAGATCGAGCGTTTGATTGGTGCACAGGAAGAGTTGGCTAATGCTGACGCTGATGTTGTGTCCAGGTTGCTGGATAGTCAGCTGCTGCCTATTAAAGATCTGAGGACTCAGATACCTTATGAGGTGTTCAACTTCAGTGGTGTCAAGTTGATCGGTGCCAATCAAGCTGAGTTGCGTATTGACTACGCGATGAAGATCACGGACCCGAACATGTTCACTGTGAATTTTATCCTGGCATTCTCCCATCTGTTGTCGTCTGAAATAGCTATTCCAATTGTTGGTGCCGAGACCGGGCGACAATTACGTAGTGACGCATTGGAGTTGTATCAGGTATATTTAGCATCAGCTGAAGCAAATGATATTAACGATCAACATCACACACCTGCTTTAAGTGAGTTTGAAACTGTCAGGAGATAAGTAGTGCCGCAAACTATTCAACGTAGTTTTACCTCGGGTGAAATTGCACCATCGCTACAGTCTCGTGCTGACATCACTAAATATGCCACTGGTCTGAATCTCTGTGAGAACTTCTTTGTGCGTGCCCAAGGTGGTGTGTACTCGCGCCCAGGCTTCCGGTTCATCGGTGAGCTGGGTGACTCGACCAAGGTGGGTCGCCTGGTACCATTCAGCTTCAACACTCAGCAGACTTACATACTTGTTTTTGAAAACCTAGTAATGAGGGTTATCAAAGATGGTGGGTACATTCTTAAACCTGCTGCGACCATCACCGGTGTAACCCAGGCAAACCCTGCTGTGGTAACGACTTCAGCTGCTCATACTTTCTCCAATGGTGAGAGTGTGGGTATCACCGGTGTAGCAGGTATGACCGAGCTGAACGGTAACGATTATGTCATTGGGAACGTCACGTCGACAACCTTTGAATTGGTTGGTATCGACTCTACTGCTTACACAGCCTGGTCATCAGGTGGTTCAGCTCAGAGTGACGGTATCTATGAGGTGGTGACACCTTACACTGAAGCTGAGTTACCACGACTTGGTTACACTCAATCAGCTGATGTGATGACACTGGTCCATCCGAGCCATGACCCTGCTAACCTGAGTCGACTGGACCATAACGACTGGACCCTGGCTACTATCAACTATGCTTCCACGGTCACTGCACCAACCATCAGCTCAGTGGCAGCAGGTGGAAGTGGGGCAGGTACCTACAACAAGAAGTATGAATATGTGGTCACAGCTGTCGATGCGGCAGGTATTGAGTCATTGGCATCAACATCTGTGTCACTTAACACACCGTCACTGTCACAGACTGCTTATGCCAGGATCACATGGGGTGCGGTCACCGGTGCTGTTTACTATCGAATTTATAAAGATCCATCAAGTAACACCAGTATCTATGGGTGGATTGGTGATTCTAATGAGCTGACTTTTGATGACTTCAACATCGCACCTATCACCAGTGACGCGCCACCTGAAGACCGTCAACCGTTCTCAGGTGCTGATGATAAACCTGCAGTTGTTAATTATTTCCAGCAGCGTCAGATTTTTGCGAACACCAATAACGAGCCACAAGCTACGTTCACTACGCAGACTGCCAACTTCAATTCACTGCGTGCATCTAACCCTGCACGTGATGATGATGCGATAACATTCACTATTGCTGCACAGCAGGTCAATGAAATTCGTCACATGATCTCACTCGACTCATTGATACTCCTGACATCAGGTGGTGAGTGGATTGCCAGTGAGGGTCAGGACCAGGTGCTCACACCTTCGACCATAGGTGTTCGCCCACAGTCGTACAACGGCGCATCCTGGGTGAAGCCGGTGATCATCAACAGTACAGCACTGTACCTGCAGGAGAAAGGTGCGCGTATCCGTGACCTCGGGTATGAGTTCAGCAGCGACAAGTACACAGGTAATGACCTGTCACTCATGTCAGAGCACCTGTTTGAAGATCAGCAAATTATTGAAATGGCATACGCTAATGAGCCATATGGTATCCTGTGGTGTGTTCGAGATGATGGTGTGCTGCTTGGTCTGACTTATCAGCGTGAGCACCAAGTGTGGGGTTGGCATCACCATGCTACCGATGGTGAGTTCGAGTCTATTGCCACAATCACTGAAGATGGTCGTGATGCTGTGTATGTCATAGTGAACCGGACCATCAATGGTTCAACCGTGCGATATGTAGAGAGACTTGAGAAGCGTGAGAGTAAGATCGCTGAAGATGCTTTCTATGTTGAGTCAGGTCTATCTTACAATGGTTCAGCAGCTACGGTCATCAGTGGGCTTGACCATCTTGAAGGTGAGGACGTGGATGTCCTGGCTGATGGATACGTGGTTGAGGGTAAGACTGTGGTATCAGGGTCAATCACCCTGGACCGTGAAGCTACTAAGGTTCACGTAGGTCTGCACTATGTACCGGCTATTGAGCTGCTGGACATCGACACTGCGTCACCTACAGACACTCTGAAAGCAAGAAGTGTATCAGTATCCAAGGTGGTGATTGAGGTTGAAGCATCACGTGGTGGGCATGTTGGTGCCCGTACAGATCCAGAGACTCTTCAGGATGTGACATTCCGGGAGATTAAACCCAGGTTCGATGTTGATGGGTACGATGCAATTGCACTGAGAACCTATAAGCAGGAAGTGTTCATTGATCCACTGTGGAGTAAAGGTGGTGGAGTTCGCATTGAGCAGAGATACCCGCTACCAATGGCAATACTGTCTGTAATCCCACAGGTTGACGCTGGTGGTAGTTAAATTCATCGAGCCGACCCAAGACCTCATTGAAGCTATTGCGGCTGATATGAGGCAAGCTGACGCTGATGAGGTGTGGGCATCAGATAACCAGACACCACTTGAAGCACTGATAGAAGGTTGGAAGGTATCTGACCTGGCAGTGGTGATCACCGTGAACGATGAACCGTGTGTGATGATAGGGCTGGTGATTCGTGATATATTATCAGGAGCTGGCATACCGTGGTTATTGGGTACTGATAACGCATTGAAGTATAAGCGTCAATTTTTGACCCAGGTACCAGCAGTGATCAACGAGATGCTGAACATCTGCCCACGACTGTATAACTATGTGCATGTCGATAACAAGGTCAGTGTTAAGTGGCTCAAGCGGATAGGGTTTACATTTGATGAACCCGCACCGTATGGTTGTGAAAAAGAGTTGTTCTATAAGTTCCATTTAGAGAGAGTCTGACAATGTGTACGCCAACAATAATTACAGCAGCACTACTGACAGCAGGTTCAGCTGCACCGTATCTCGCTGTCGCTTCGACGGTGATGACTGCGAAATCACAAATAGATCAAGGTAAGTTCCAGGCTGGTACCGAGCGATATAATGCACGTGTTGCTGAGAATCAGGCACAGCAGACTCTTAATGTAGGTACTGAAAAAGAGAACATACTTCGACAACAATCCGCTGAACTATTATCGAAGCAACGTGCTCAACTCGGTGCGGCAGGTGTTGACATCGGGTCCGGTTCAGCTCTACAGCTGCAAGAAGACACTATTGCACTGGGTGAAGCTGATGCACTTCGCATCCGTAGCACTGCTGAGGCAGAGTCTGGATCACTGATGACCCAGGCAGAATTGAGAAAGAGTCAAGCCGGTTTCGCTGAAACTGCTGGTATGAATAAAGCATTCGGTACTCTACTCGGTGGTGCCGCAAACATCGCAGACACAGGGGTTGCAGACAAATGGTTCAAATCAAACAGCTCTGCTCTTTCACCAGCATAAGGTACCGATATGCCTAAGATCGCACAATACACTCCTAACCAGGTACAGTCCCAGGTTACATCACAACCTTTAGCTCAGGATGCACCTGCTGCTGCATTCGGTGGTGACATAGCCAAAGGTCTCGGTGATGTTGCTCAAGCGGGCCTGGACATGAAGAAGCGCATCGACACTACATCAGCTGAAGAAGCTATGGTGCAGTTCGAGCGTGACAAGAATGACGTATTCTTTAACCCTGAGTCTGGTTACTTCAACAGCCAGGGTCGTGACGCATACGATGGATCTGCTGCAACCACCAAGGCGATGGAGGATTTGAGGAAAAAATACGGTGACACTCTGAATCCTGAGTCGAAGCTGATGTTCAACCGGACAGCAGATGCACACATCACACGTAGTAATACTGACATCGCACGTCATGCGTCGAAAGGTCTCAAGGCGTGGGAGATCACCACCATCGAGGCACAGGTTGAAAATTCACTTGAGAATGCAACTCTGTACTGGGGTGACCCTGAGCGACTGAAGGTTCAACGCATACTCGGTAGACAAGGTGTCATCGACTCTGCTGATATGGCAGGTATCGGAGCTGAAGCGAAAGCTGAGAAGCTGCAGACATTTGAGTCATCATTCGCTGATGCCACCATCGTAGCTGCTATAACAAGTAGTGCTGCAGAGGGTCAAGCTGCACTGGATGAATACGGTGATCGCCTTGAGGGACCAGACAAGCTCAAACTTGAGACTGCTATCGAGAAGAAGACCAAGACTGAGAAGACTCAATCTGATGCGACTACTGCGGTCCTGGTAGCTAATGGTCTGGTTGACCGGTACGACAGCAAGACTGAGATCGTAGCAGAGGTGAAGAAGATCGAAGACACTGAGTTGCGTGAGAAAACTATGGCTGAGGCTATGAGTCAGTACAGCACCAAGCAAGCTGCTGAGAAGGAGCAGTCGACCAATAACTACCAGACTGCTATCGGTGAAGTGAACAACGGCAAGACACCAATTCAAATTCAAGCTGAGAATGCTGAAGCGTGGGAGGGTATGACCGACTCTCAGAGAAACAACATCCTAGCTGGTAAGCACATGATCACCGACCAGGCACTGTTCAATCAGCTGAGATTGATGCCTACAAAACAGAAAGCAGAGCTGGACCCCAACGATTATGCTGACAAGTTGAAACCTGCTGACCTGCAAAAGCTGACTACTGAGATCAATGCTGCCAAGAAGGGTCAACCTGGTAGTCGAGTTAAATCACTCATATCTAAGTCGAATGAAGCTGCTGAGGGTATGTTTGGTAGGAGTTCAAAATGGAAGACTTCTGCTGGTAAGGTGACAGCACGTGGTAAGAAAGCGAACCAATTCCTGAACGATATGCAGGAGGCAGTCACTGAGTTTGAGACAGATAACCAGCGTAAGATCACACCTGTTGAAGAGAATAAGCTCATCAGTGAGTTCACCAGAGGTATCCTAGTTGAGAAGTCAGCATTCGGTATTGATTGGTTGGAACCAGATGTACAGCTTGATCTGAAGAACACACCAGCTAAAGACATGCGTGTTTTGAACAAAATCATTGATGCTACGCCTGACATTGACCAACCGGATCTTGTTGCTGCTTATCAATTCCTGGTTGACAATGACCAGCCGATAACCCCTAATAGCCTAAAGAGTGCATACAAACAAGGTAGACAATAATTATGGCGTTTGATTCTAGCAAGGTGGACCTGAGTTCTCTGTCCCAGGTCTCAGTCGATGATGACTTGGATGACGACCTAGATAACAGTTTGTCGTTCACAATGGGTGAAGCGTCGAATGTGAATCCTGACCAGCACGTTAAAGTGTTGGACCTTAGCAAGAAGACAGGTGCACCAGCATTTGCTATCGAGGCTGACGTTGAAGGGTTTGAGAAGGATGTCAAGAAAAACGAGTTCGACTTCACCGGGCTACGCAAGAACACTCCAAACACTGCCAAGTATCTGAGTAACATCGATAATGCTATCGTCGCTCAAGATGATGTCGATGTGCTGCAGTCGATTGAGAGTGGTCTGCAGTCAGCTTACGAGGGTGTAGGCAAGTACACTTATGATGTTGTCCAGTCATTCGAGAAAGGTCAGCTGATGGTTGAGTCATCAGAGCTAGGTCTACAGAGCATGTATTCATCACTCAACATGGGTGAAGCAGTGACTGATGAGCAGATTGCTCGACTGAAAGAAATTGAAGAATTGACCAAAGAGCACGGTGATGAGTATGGATTCTTCGCAGGTGCGCCAATTGCAGCTGCTGAACAGGTGCCCATCATGTACGAGATCCTTCGTACCGGTCTCGGTTACGGTATCTCTGGTGGTGTGACTGCAGGTGGTGTCGGCCTGGGTGTTGGTGCTGTTACCGGACCAGGTGCTATCCCTACTGCAATCGCATTTGCTGTACCTGGTCTGAAGCTGGGTGGTCGGGTCGGTGTAGCCAA